GCTTCTCGGCCGAGAAGTGCTCCAAATCGCGGCGTGCGTGGGTCTGGGGAATGCTCGGTGACGATCTAACGTGACGGTATGTGACGGCGTATACTGCCGACATGCACCGTCAGGCCGAGGCCGCCGGCGTCTGCGTGCACTGCGGTGAACAGTTAGATCTGCCTACTCCGCGCCGTCCAGGACCGCTTCGTCGATACTGCAATGCGATCTGTCGGGCTCGTGCCAAGGATGCACGTGACCGCATGGATGGGACGCACGCGGCCATGCTCGAAGCGCGGCGCGCTGAGCGGACGCCTATCCGACATACGTGTAGCTGCGTGATTTGTGGTGTCACCTTCACGTCTCGTACCGCTCTGGCTAAGTACTGCGGCCAGACGTGCAGGAACCGCGGTTATCAGGCTGCTCGGAAGGCGGACGGCCGAGAACGAGCACTGCGGGAGCGGCTTGCGGAGCACCAGGCTAGGTATCGGGCTGAGTACGCGCGGCGTCACCGGACGTTCCTGCCGTGTTCCGTGTGCGGAACTGTTGTTGAGCGGCGGCAGGGTGCCCGGTATGACCATGGAGGGCGCACGGCGTGCAGTCTGCCGTGTAAGCAGTACCTGCGTAACGGTGCGTGGCCGAGCTCTCTGGTGCCTGACAGGCACCCCATTAGGTCCACTCCTGTACCACCCGATCATCCCAGTAGATACAAGCCGCGATTAGCGCGGTTTTCGGCGGGCATGTGCATCAGGTGCGGCGCCTGGTTCATTCGTGATCGTATGGCGTGCGACAACCTGACCAGCCGCTGTTGCTCTGCTGTTTGCAACAGTCGATATCACAAGTCGTTAAGGCGTGTGCGTAAGAGGGGCGCTTACAAGGCCAGGGTGTCCGCTCGTTACATCTATGAGCGTGACGGGTGGCGCTGTCAGTTATGCAGGAAAAAAGTGGACCGCCGTAAAATGGTGCCGCATCCAATGGCGCCGACCTTGGATCATATTGTGCCGTTAGCGAAAGGCGGCACGCATGAGCCCGCGAACGTATGGACTGCGCATTACCTCTGCAACTGCCGTAAATCGGCTGGCGGCGGCGGTGAGCAGCTGATGCTGTTCGGTTGAGAGTGCGCCGACACGGCAGCCTCTCGTTTCCCGACATGGGAGGTTATGGGTAATGGCTGGTCATGGTCCGGCGCCTAAGGGGCGTCGTTCGAGGGCGCGGGATGAGGCGCCGTCTCGTCAGATCGAGGCTGATGGTGTGGTGCGGGGTCCGGAGTTGCCGGGTGAGGTGGATTGGCATCCGCGGACGGTGGTGTGGTGGGAGACGTGGCGTCGGTCGGCGCAGGCGCAGGAGTTTCAGGCGACTGATTGGTCGTTTTTGTTGGATACGGCGTTGATGCATCATACGATGTGGGCTAAGGGTCGTTGGGAGTTCGCTGCGGAGTTGCGTTTGCGTGCGGCGAAGTTCGGGGCGACGGTTGAGGATCGTTTGCGGTTGCGGCAGTCGATTGTGGTGCCTAGTGATGCGGAGCCGAGGCCGGTTGGTGGTTCGGTGGCTGATTTGGCGTCGCGTCGGGCTCGTTTGATGGGCTGAGACGGTGCCGCGCACGTTGGTGCGCGCCCCTGGGCATGATCGGGCCCGGTCGTTGGGCTGGCTTGGATTGGCGTGGATGGAGTTTTTCTGTGTCCACGGTCCGGGGGATGTGCAGGGTCAGCCGATCGCCCATGGTGACGAGTATTCGGGTTTCGTGGTGGACTGCTATGCCCTTAATGAGTCTGGGCGGTTGCTGTATGACTCGGCGTTCCTGTCGAGACCGAAGGGGTGCGATAAGTCGGGGTTTGGTGGCCGGTTTTCGTTGTTTGAGGCGTTGGGTCCGTGCCGGTTCGCTGGGTTCGCGGCCGGTGGTGAGGTGTATTCGGATCCGTGGGGTATGGGTTTCGAGTACGAGTATGCGCCGGGTGAGCCGATGGGCCGTCCGGTGCAGGCCCCGTTCATTCGGATCATGGCCACTGAGGAGAACCAGACGGGGAACGTGTATAACACGATCTATTTGAACCTGACTGAGGGCCCGTTGTCTGAGGTTCCGGGTGTGGATGCTGGGTTGACTCGGGTGTTCTTGCCTGGCGGTGGTGAGATCCGGCCGTCGACGGCGTCGTCCGCGGCTAAAGATGGTGGGATTGAGACGTTCGCGGTGTTCGACGAGTCGCATCTCTATAATTTACCGGATTTGCGGCAGATGTATAAGACGGTGACGAGGAACCTGCGGAAGCGTAAGAAGATAGCGGGTACGTGGTTTCTTGAGACGACGACGATGTTCGCGCCGGGTGAAGATTCGACGGCTGAGGAGACGTATCAGCTTGCGACGGCGATCAAAGAGGGCCGCGCTCGCCGGCAGCGACTTCTTTATGACCATCGGTGGGGTGAGTGTAAGGACCTCGGTGACGAGGAGGAGTTACGTGCGGGGATTGTTGAGGCGTACGGGGACGCCATGGGGTGGAACGACCTCGACGCGTTGGTGGATGATTTTTACGACCCGCGGAACGACGTGCTGGATAGCCGGCGGTTCTTCCTCAACGCCGAGACGTCAACGTCGGATGCGTGGGTCGCGGCGCACGAGTGGGCCGCCTGCTCGGATGCGACGCGGTCGATCGCCGATGGTGAGATGGTCACGCTCGGGTTTGATGGGGCGGTCCGGGATGACTCGACGGCGTTGGTGGCGTGCCGGGTCTCCGATGGGCATCTTGAGCTGCTGGGGTGTTGGGAAAAGCCGGACGGTCGGCGTGGTGACACGTGGCAGGTGGATCGGGTCGCGGTCGACGCGACTGTCGCAGCTGCGTTCGACCGGTTCAAGGTGATCGGGTTCTACGCGGACCCGGCGTTCTGGCAGGACGCTTTGGATCGGTGGACTGAGGAGTTTGGGCACCGCCTGTTGGTGCGGGCGTCGGGGCAGCGGCCGTTGGAGTGGTGGACGAACCGCCCGAAGATGATGGTCGACGCCCTAGCTCGGTTCCATGAGGCCGTGGTGTCCGGCGCCCTGTCACATGACGGCGGGAGTGTGCTGAACCGGCACATGCTCAACGCCCGCCGGCGGGTGGTGCGGCAGGGAATCACCATCGCGAAAGATCACCACAGCTCCCCGCGGAAAATTGACGCCGCGATGGCCGCCGTCCTGGCGTACGAGTGCCGTGGTGACGCTGTCGCGGCTGGGTTCGGTCGGGAACGGAAAACACGCAAAGCTGTCGGATTCTAAGGGGGTCGCGTGGCTGAGCCAGGTGATCTGACCGCTTTGGAGTGGTTGGGTCGGCTTGGTCACGCGCTGGTGTGCCGTCAGGACCTGGTGTTCTACTGGCGGCGTTACTACGAGGGCGACCAGGATCTACCAGCCGGACCGGATCAGCACAAGGACGCGTTCCGCCGGTTCCAGGCGTTGTCTCGGACGAATCTGTGTCTGTTGTGCGCGGAGTCGATGGTGCACCGGATGCAGGTGACGGGGTATCGGGATAACACGGGGCAGGCACCGGGGAACCCGGTGTGGAAGCTGTGGCAGCAGGCGAAGTTGGATGCCCGGCAGTACTCGGCGTACCGGAAGGCGTTCTCCCGCTCGGCGGCGTACGTCACGGTTGGGGTTGACCCCAGGGACACGAGCCGGCCGCGGGTGACGATCGAGGGCCCGGAGAATGTGATCGTCGAAACCGATCCGGCTGACACCTCCCGGCGGTTGGCGGCGTTGCGCCTGTGGCATGACTCGATCGCGAAAAAGTGGATGGCCACCCTGTACCTGCCCGGGCAGCGGTACCACTGGCAGACCGTGTCGGATTTCAAGTACAAGGAACGCGCTGATCTGCGGTTGCGGTGGGATCCGCAGCAGTGGGAGCTCCGCGCGGACCCGGGTCGGTCGTTCCCTGAGGTGCCGGTGGTGCCGTTTTTGAACGGTGATGAGGGTGAGGCGCCGGTCGCGGAGTTCGACGTCGGTATCGACGTGCAGAACCGGCTGAACCTCACGATCCTGAACCGGTTGTCGGCTGAACGCTATGCGGCGTTCCGGCAGCGGTACATGACGAACTACGAGGTCGACGAGGACCCCGTCACCGGTCTGCCGTTGTCCCCGTTCCGGCCGGGCACGGATCAGATTTGGACGGTGCCCCCACCGGAGCCCGGGCAGCCGGAGACCCGGGTCGGGGACTTCGCTCAGACGGACACGTCGCAGATGCTGCGCGGTGTCGAGGCCGATATGCGCGCGTTCGCCGCTGTGACGTTGACGCCGGTGTACTACCTGCCGGGTGACTTGGTGAATATCGGTGCTGACTCGGTGGCCGCGTTGGACGCGGGGCATGTGGCGAAGGTGCGGCAGCGGATGGCGTTGTGGGGTGAGGCGTGGGAGGAAGTTCTCGCGCTGATGGCCCAAGCTGCGGGTATCAGCTTCGATCTGTCTCAGGGTGAGGTTGTGTGGGCCCGCCCGGAGTCGTTCCAGCCGGCGGTGGTCGCTGACTACATGTCGAAGTTGGTGGCGGCGCAGGTTCCGTTGCCGATGGTCGCCGAGGAGGTGGGCTGGTCACCGCAGCGGGTGGATCAGCTGCGTTCTGAGATGGCCACGAACGCCTTCTTAGCCGCCGCAACAGCACCACCCGCGCCTGTATCCGGCCAGCAGCAGCCTGGGCAACCGCAGGGGCCTACGCAGCCGGGTCAGCTCCCGCCTGGCGGCCGGCCAGCGCTACCTAGGCCACCGTTGCAGCCCGGTACGCAAACACCGTGAACCCGGCTGGGTTCGCGTTCGTCCGCAGCTCACTCTCAAGCCGCCTCATCGTCGCCCTGACGCGGATGTTCAACGGTTTGGGGTCGTGGCACCGCCCGGATGCCCAGAGGTTCGCGACGGCGGCGGTGCCGATGGTGGAGGGCGCCCAAACAGCTCTCGCGACACTCACCTCGAACTATGTGGCGTCGGTGGCGAGTGAGGCGCTGCGCCGGCCGGTAGCCCCGCCACCGATCCCCCAGGTCGCCCGAGCACGGCTGCGGCTGGTGGACCCGTCCGAGGTGTACCAGCGGCCGTTCGTTGAGGCCTACACGGCACTGAGAGACGGCCAGCAGCTCGACCAGGCGTTGGACGGGGCCCGGCTGCGGCTGCGGGAGGTCGCCGAGGGCGACATGCAGTTGGCTTACGCGCACGCCTCCCAGGCCGCCATGGAAGGCCTCCCTGAGGGGGTGAGGCCAACAGGATGGAAACGGGTACTACAAGGCACCGAGAACTGCGCGATGTGCGTCGTCGCAGCAACCCAGCGTTACGACGTTAAGGACTTGAACCCGATCCATCCTGGTTGACGCTGCGATTGCATCGTCAAACCGATCTACGGGCGAGTTGGCCACGTCATCGAACCCGCACTACTTGAGCAGGTCCACGCAGCGGTCCAAGACCTCACCGGCAGGGCTGATCGCGGTGCCCGCGCCCCGGATTACCGGTACATCATGACCCGCATCGTTCATGAACATGGGGAGCTGGGCCGGATGTTGGCCCGCCCGAACGACCGGTTCAGAGGCCCTGACGACATCCCTACTCGTAGGGACTAGCGGCGGTTAGACACCGACGCCTGCGGTCGGGACTTGTCCGGCGCCGAGCGGGGCATCGTCTCGCGACGCTGCGCCAGCTTCCCAAGCAACACCAGCCCGCCGAGGATGACCGCGATCGGCACGGCCACGTACCAGACGTGTATCAGGTACGTCAGCGCGAGGATTGTTAGGCCGAACAGCATGCCGTAGCCGAGGGCCGTGCTGGCGGGGCTATCACGGCGTGGGCCTCTGATGTGGACGCCGTAGCTGAATCCCAGCACGCGTGGTGTGGACCAACGCAAACCCATCACTGCCCACTTCCCGAGTCCCCTCACGCTGGTCATCGCACCAGATGCCGCCGCGGTTACACGCCTAGGAGGTTTTGGTGGCTGGACCGGACAACTGGGCGAACAACGGTTCCCTGAAATAGCTTCCGCCTCTTAGGCGGTCGAACGGCCCGCGCCGACACGGTAGCGGGCTTTTTTCATGCCCGACACGGGAGAAACCATGGCAGACGACGTCAACGCGTCCCCGGACGACGACGGTGACGGCAGCAACCCGCAACCACAGGACACGGTCGGCCAGGACACCGGAACCGACACGGGATCGGATAACAAAGACTGGCAAGCCGAAGTCGCCCGGCTCAACCGGGACCTAGAGAAATGGCGCAGCCTAGCCCGAAAACATGAGGGCCGGGCAAAAGAAAACGCCGACGCAGCAGCCAAAGCAAAGTCGGTCGAGGACCAAATCGCCGAACTCCGATCCCAGTTGGCGGAGCGGGACGTCGCCGACGTTGAACGTAACGCCCGCATGGCCATGACCCAAGTCCACGCCTCACTAGCCGAAGCAGGGATCAAACGAAAAGACGTCGAAGGGTTCCTCGAACTCGTTGACCCGGTTACGTTACTGAAAGACGGCCAACCCGACGACGCGGCTATCGGAAAACTCGCCGAGTCCGTCAAAAAGTTATCCGGCCGTGTCACCCCTGACTTTGACCAGGGCCGTAAGGGTGGCTCCGCGCCGCCGAACATGAACGACCTGATCCGCCAAGCGGCGGGAATCAGACCCAGATAGAACACGCAGC